CAAGGCGTCCATATTGCTGTTCGATAAGTCCAGATAGGATTTGCGGCCTGAATTGCGCAAGTGCGCCCTGAACATTTCCACCCCGTAGCCCACCCGTCGCCGACGCGCTTTGAAGAATGCCCTGCTCGCCTTGCTCAACTAGCGCCTGATACTGTGGCCCGCCCAAAATGCGGTCAATGGCCGCTTGTTCTGCTTCCGGTCCAGATACGCCCGCAAGAGCTAACTGGCCACCTAGCCCACCTTCACCAGCCGCAACATATGGGGCTAGAAGTTCCTGAACCTTGTCGAACTGACGGCGCTGCTCATCAATGCCAAGCTGCGCGGCTTCTGTTTGCGCCCCCGCTGCAGTGGACGCCGCTGATTTAGCCGCATTAGCGGCAAGCAAACCACTTCCAATTGTTGCTACTGCTACCCACATTTTGCAATCTCCTTATATGCGGAGCTTTTCTCAACGCACATTTCTTCTAATTTGTTCAAATCTGTTTCCTCGGTTGCGTAGATGTTCTGAAATACGCAATCTTCCATCATATAGGCAGTCTTGCGACCGTCTTTAGTGGTGAAAATATAAGGCGCGGTAATCTCACGCATTGATCCGCCCTCAAGTAAGGCCATCTTGCCTGTCAAAAGCATATTCAAGCACGGGATTTTATGGTGATGCCCCATAATTATATACCCTGCGGGCAGTAAGCCCTGCCGAATATAAATACCCGGCCCAAAGATATGCTCAACAGGTATTTCAATCTGCGGAAGCGTCAACATATGCGCTTCAACTGCATCTATATCGATTGTCTGGATTTCGTTCATGGGTTGGGCCTTTACTACAGGGCCGCTGGACGCCACGAACTCAGCTTCGTTAACTATACACGATTTTCCCATGTTTACAAACCTTATGTTATAATGCGGCCAGTGGCCCGAATTGTTAATGAGCTAGACGCCCCTGCAATAGTTGATATGAAATCACCCACCGCTAATAGATGACCAACCAGTTCCGGGGCGTTGTAGGTTTCGTTAGGTGCTATAGAACGCTCATCCAGAATAAGGTTATCAGCACCCGCAGCATCGCCATCGACAACAAGATTCGCGCTGAATGTTACCGTATTCGCAGAGGTGTTTGTTATCGTGAATTTATCTATAATAGTTTTCACGTCTGAAGCTATGTACTGCGTTGTTTGCGTGTTCTCAGCTTGTTTGGCTGGAATAATATTGCTTACTGTAACTGTCATAATGTCCTCACTGTTGAATCTGCGTTACCGCAAGAATAGAAGCGGGCGCAGCTGGGCCGAATGCCGTTGCCGCAATAGCGTCAAGCGTAACATTGGTGCTATCTGCCGCCCACATAAGCTCTATATAATCCCCATCAGCCATGGATAAAAAAACAGTTCTAGAAGGCGTTGCTAGAGCGCTATTGCTTTCAAGCGAAACTTGCATACCTGAATTAGCTATATCAACACCGTTCTTGCGTGTCCAAAGCCAAACATTCTTGGCGCTCGCGCTGCCGGAAGAAAGCTGAAACGATGGCGCAAATTGGTACAGTCCAGAATGTTCACAAACTATTCTCGATGCTGGTGTTCCTATGGTTATACCATGTGTTATTTCTTCATTGTCAAAAGTTATTGCATATGCTGTATTAATTGCGGCAGGCATTTGATCTGTTGTTTTAGAAAATTCCCCGTAGTGCTTTTGCTGCTCAATTGTCGGCCTAACAAATATCACGCCTTCTGTCGCGTCCACCTTCAAGACCGCGGCCATAGGAACACTAGCATTAGGGGCTGTAGGTTGAACCTTAGTCATGCCACCTGCTATCGTTGGTGAAGCATATAATACGTCACCGATTAACCAAGTTTCCGACGCGGGTGTGCCCGTAGTGTCAAAGTCTCGCACATGTCCCCAGACAGTACACTTGCCATGCCCTCCGTCGTCAACACTCTGTGTCATTACACCAAGGGCGAACAACAGAACCGCGTCGGAATCGGCAAGATATTTGCCCACCTTCAAATGGTGATCCGCACCAACCCCAGCGAAACCAACAACAGAGCCATTTCCAATAAGGGAGCCAGTGTCGTTCTCGACAACCGCAAATGTTTCTAATCCTACTTGCTGTGTAACGCCGCCTTTATGATGGATATCCAATGTATCATCTATTTTATTCCACCCCATCTGTCCTGTTACGGGGCTGCGAACGCCATTGGGATTGAAATTGATATAATCCAGCGCTGCGCCGTTGCTTTGCTCTGGCTGGACAAACGCGAGGCTATTGGCTTCGATCAAAATGGCCAGCGCTTCAAGTTCCTCGGCGTTAGACTGCCCAACCGTCTCGAATAGCTGCTCCAATGCCCGCAATAGACGCTGATCCCCATCTGCCAAGCGGGCAAGTTGGTTTCTGGTGGGAGGGTTGAACTTATCTACCATTAAAACGCTAACCCCTCTATACGTGCCTCAAGGCGTACAACGGTTATATGGCTATCAGTGGTCCCTGAGAACCTTTGAGTGCGCCAATTCCGCATCATCCCTTGCTTGCGCCATGATACGCGGTTAGCCCTATCGCCCTGCTTGCCTGCTGGCGTCGTCATGGGTTGCGACCAAGTTAATCCATCAATGGAATATTCTGTTGTAACCACAGGGTCAGCACCCAAGGCAACGGCTCCAGTCAAACAAACAAGCTCAAGGTCATGGATTATCGCCCCGCGTCCCTCGTTGTAAAGGATGCCCACGTTAAATTCCCATTTGACCTCAGCGTCAAACTGCGTTGATACATTAAGGGACATTTCGGAAATCTTGCCCGTGTTTGGATCGCCCGCAATCCATTTATCGTAACACCAAACAAACCCACATGCGGGGTATGCCGTTTTTTCTAGTATGCCACCGGATAGCGTAAACCATACACTTTGCTGCAAAGCCTTGGATGCCTCCACATCATAAACGAGCGTCTGATTTGGCAAGCGAAGATATAGCCAATTGTGCGTCTTGTCTTTCCGAACCTCCAGAACAATGCCTGCAATCTGCGAAGATGTGTAACTCTGTAGAATTATATCTATTTCGCGCGTTGAAATCTTTTCATCTTGACCATTGATAGCCACGTAAACAGCGGGAGGCTCATTACGCTCACCACCGACAAAGGCAATCTTCTTGTCATAAACGGCAGCCGCATGAGTACCCACAGAACCCTTTTGAATCTGCGCACCCTCGATGCGCTGGAACGGAAATCCTGTCCCGCCGACATTATCAAATACCTCGATTGAGTTTGTGTTAACCGCATAAACCTCGTTGCGAAGTTCAAGAACGCTGTTGATGGGATCGGGGTCGATTTCCGAGCTACCATACTTCAAGGGATTAACTGCGAAGGGATTACCCAATTCGGTCACAACTAGAAATTCACCATCTGTCGTTAGAAAATAACCGTCAATCCAGACGAAGCTGAGAACCGTTCCTAGGTCTGGGTCTGTGTTTTGGGTTAATGTTGCACCGTCATATAGATAAAGCCGCCCACCAGAAGCGACAGCCAAATAATCAAATGAATAATCGAAAGTAACAGGACCACCAGAACCAACGTCGCCAACGATTGTGACAGTACCATCGGCCAACACCTTAATCAGTTTAGTACCCTGAACGCGGTAGCACGTACCAAGCCAGTCGATACCACCCCTGTCAGCGCCAACCCCTGCTGAGAACTCCACAAGCCCGTCAGCGGGGCGTAGATAGCCCGCAGAAATGCCCTGCTGCTTTGGCACGGGAACCAAATTGTGCGGGTATGCCGTCCTAAAGTCTGGGTTGGTATCTGTAAAGATGCCGTTGAGAATGGGAATCTGCATGTTAAGTATCTATGAACGGAGTAACGGGCTGTTTAGCCCCCGCGCCCTTAATTGTTCCCTTGAGAGATACTTGTGCGCCAACAACGTATTGGCCAAGCATCGTCGTATAGCCTGCCTTTGCAGCGGCCCGTGTATCTGGTGAGGGGGTTTTCCCAAAGCTCGGGGCTAAACGAATAGCCAAGTTCAAGAACATCGGCTCCAGAGCGTCGTCAGGCGCGTTCGTGTCGTCGTCAATATCGCCCGCCCCATACGTTGCGGGCTGTGGATATACTGGGTCGAAAATAATATTCCGCGTCGTCCAAAGCCCCATCATGGTATCAAGTCGCCGCATAGCGTCCTGAAGTTCATCAGCGGTTAGGTTGAAGACATACGAAGCAAGGCCAA